AATAGCCGAATTGAATAGTTATGGTCATAATGTGTTACCTGTAAGTAAAGGTAGAGATAGCATCGTATACGGCTTGAATTTGATTAATCAGAATAAGGTTTATGTAGGTAAATTAATTTCTTGCCAATCTGGAATACATACACCCTCTAAAGAACCTGTTAACCCTAATCCATATACTTGCCACCAATTTGCCTAAAGCGGATGAGGTAGCTTTAATTGAGAAGTTAACTCCATTAGAACCATTAGCATTTGCTGCATTAGAAAAAGGATTAGAGAAAGGTGATTTTAAATTCACTCAATTATTTTATAACTACTACGCAGGCAAACCAAGAGAAACAAAAGATGTAACTCTTACAACAGAGCAGCCTATATTCAATTTAGAAGATTTAGGAGACATATAAGCAACGATAATGGAATTCATAGTAACTACAGCTTTAAAGAAGTTATTGCGTCTTAAAAAGCGTATAAAGGTTGTTAGAGGTGGCACATCTGCTTCTAAGACCTTTTCTATTTTGCCTATATTAATAGATAGAGCAATCAAGACGCCAAATTTAGAGATTAGTGTTGTATCTGAATCTATACCACATTTACGTAGAGGAGCTTTAAAAGACTTCTTAAAAATAATGATGGCGTTGGGTAGGTATAACGATAATCAATTTAATAAGTCTACTCTGAAGTATGTATTTGGCAATGGTAGTTATATTGAATTCTTTTCAGTTGATCAACCTGATAAATTAAGAGGAGCAAGGAGGAATGTTCTATATGTAAACGAGTGTAACAATGTAGACTTCGATTCATATTATCAATTAGCTATTAGAACCTCAGGAGAGATATGGTTAGATTATAACCCTTCAAGTTTATTTTGGGTAGATAAAGAAATAATATCTCAGGATGACGTGGATTTTATCACGTTAACATATTTGGATAATGAAGCATTACCTGAAACGATTGTAAAAGAAATTGAATCAGCAAAGGTTAAAGCATTGACTTCCGCTTATTGGGCAAATTGGTGGCAAGTATATGGATTAGGGTTAACAGGTTCTTTAGAGGGTGTATGTATTCCAGATTGGCAAGAAATTAATTTACCTACAGAAGCAAGATTGTTATGTTATGGAATGGATTGGGGTTACTCAAATGATCCAACTTCATTAATAGCAATGTACAAATACAATGATGCTTATATATTTGACGAATTGATATATCAAAAAGGATTGCTAAATTCAGATATCAGTGACTTACTTAAAACAAACGGTGTTGAAGACATAATTTATGCCGATAGTGCTGAGCCAAAATCAATAGCCGAATTGAATAGTTATGGTCATAATGTGTTACCTGTAAGCAAAGGTAGAGATAGCATCGTATACGGCTTGAATTTGATTAATCAGAATAAGGTTTATGTTACATCAAGAAGCAAGAACTTAATTAACGAGTTAAGAAACTACATTTGGATGACAGATAAACAAGGAAATAAACTAAATAGACCAATAGACGCGTACAATCACGCCATAGATGCGATGCGTTATGCTATAACATCACAGTTAGAGAACCCAAATAAAGGAACTTATTACGTTTACTAATGACATACGCACAAATCATAGCCACAATACAATGTTACATTCATCACGTTAAAGGGATTGAAGTATCAATTAACTTGCCACGAAACATTGGTGAAATAAAAAAGATGCAGAAAATGTATTTAATTGCTGAACAATACTTGCAGGTTTAAAATCTTTTTATATATTTGCTATAACATTAAACAAATATAACTATGGAATACTACGACTACCAAAACGAATACCCTGAAAATGAATGCAGGTATTGCGGTGAAGCTTGTGAGAAAACATATTGTGACAAACAATGTGAACGAGCAGATGAAGATTAGGTTTTAAATAAGTTGGTTAAAGAGGTGGTCAGAAATGGCTGCCTTTTTTTGTGCTTAAATGCGTAGCTTAATACAATAATGTAAAATATTTATTAATAAAGAAAAAACAACAATGAAGATAGAATTAAAAATACCAACTTCACTATCAGAAATAAAGTTGGTGCAGTATCAAAAGTTTTTAGCTATTGCAAAAGACAATGAAGAATCAGAATTTTTGCAGCAAAAGATGGTTCAATTATTCTGTGGTATAGATTTAAAAGATGTGGCTCAAATTAGATACAAAGATGTAGCTGAAATTACTGCTAACATTAATAATCTATTCAACAAAGAAAATAGGTTCATACAACGCTTTAAAATGGGTGGTGTAGAGTTTGGATTCATACCTAACCTTGACGATATGAGTACAGGTGAGTATATGGATTTAGATAATTATATTACTGATTGGGAAACTATGCATAATGCAATGGCAGTATTGTATAGACCTATTACAAATAAGTTAGGAAACAAATACGAGATAGAACAATATCAAGGTTCTATTACATATGCTGATGTAATGAAACACGCACCATTGGATATAGTTCTTGGTGCTATGGTTTTTTTTTACAATTTAGGGAACGACTTATTAAGCAGTACGATAAATTATTTGGAGGAGAATCCGGAGGTGCAGAATATTCTGAACAAGCACAATTTGGAAAACGTTGGGGATGGTATTCAAGTATCTATGCTCTTGCTCAAGGAAACGTTAGAAGATTTGATGAAGTTTCCAAGTTACCCGTACACCAAAGTTTAACTTGGTTGACTTTTGAAAAAGAAAAGACCGAAATAGAAATGAAATTAATAAATAAAAATAAATGAAAGGATTTTACCAAATAAGCCAAGCAATCAAAGACCAATTAGATGCTGATGCTTTTGTAAATACTGTTACCATTGGTGATATATTCAAAGTAGACTTGAATAAGCAAACTATATTCCCCTTATCACACATAATGATTAATTCAGCAGCTTATAACGGAAGTACTTTTAACTATAGTATTTCTGTTTTGTGTATGGATATTGTAGATGAATCTAAAGAAGAAGTAGAAGATATCTTTGTAGGTAATGACAACGAGCAGGATGTGTTAAATACACAACAAATGGTTGCTACAAGATTACTTGAAATGTTAAGACGTGGTGATTTATTTGACGATGGCTATCAATTGCAAGATGGTGCAAGTATAGAATACTTTGTAGACAGATTTGAAAATAAGATTGCAGGAGTAACTGTTACTATGAATGTGATTGCACAAAACGATATGACTATTTGCTAATATGGCACAAGAATTAAAAGAAGTTCAAGAAGTACTAAAGCGTTTTAAAGATTATGTGATACAACAATCACGTAGTAATTTATCTAAAGGTGGTAAGAACGTTTCTAAAGAACTATATAACAGTTTGAAGGGCGAAATACTAACCGAAGATAATTATTCAATTGTAGGCTTCTCTATGGCTGAATATGGACAATTCCAAGACCAAGGTGTTAGAGGTAAATCAAGTTCATTAAAAGCACCTAAAAGTCCGTTTAGATTTGGTTCAGGTACAGGTAGAAAAGGTGGTTTAACTAAAAGCATATTAAAATGGGTACAAGCGAAAGGTTTTCAATTCCGAAACAAAGAGAGTGGGAAGTTTATGAGTTATCAGCAGACAGGGTATCTTATTACTCGAAGTATTTTTCACAAAGGAATTAAACCGAGTTTGTTTTTTACTAAACCTTTTGAAGCAGGATACAAGAAATATATAGACACTGATTTAATGAAGGCATTCGGTCAAGATGTAGAAACAATGGTAGATTATAATTTAAAAGATATAAAATAAAATGATAATATATTCAAGAAGTCCTTACTTCATAACAGTAAACGAATCTGCACAAGTAGGTTCACGCATAGAATTAAGATTATGGAATGGTACAGGTTCAGCACCTACACCTGCAACTTATACATTTAGTAAATCTATTGCAAGTTCAACTCAAATAGAAAACATCTATAATATAAGTCCGTTTGTAAAAGAATACATTGACAATATAGCACCTGATTATGCTTCAGGTGAAACTGATTCTACTACTATGTGGGTTAACGTTGAAGTTAAACGCTTCAAAGAAACTTCAGTAGGTACATATTCTTTATTAGACACTACAACTTATTTAGGCACTAATGGCTATACTCAATTTTTAGATGGGTATAACTACACCAATGCTTCAAATACTTTTATGTTATTATCTGATAATACAAAAGAAATTAGATATGACATTACAAAATCTATTCCTTATGTTAACGTTTTAATAAGTCCTGCTGAAGGTGATGTTATAACTGCAACCTATAAAGATTTAAGAGGTCGTAATGAAGCGGTAGTTGGTTATACAGAAACAAAAGGAATGCTTAAAATTCCATTGTCAACTACAAACGCAAAATATAATAAAGGCAATACTTTAACTATTTCTTATAACGATACTGATTACGTTTATAATGTTATGCCAATTTGTGAACCTAAATACGAACCTGTAATTTGTTCATTTATTAATCGCTTTGGCGGATGGCAGTTTTTAACGTTCTTTAAGGCACAAACTAATAATATTAATGTTAAGGGTAGTAACTTTAATTTACTGCAGGATTCAATCAATTATAACACTTCTAAAGGGCAAAGTAAATCATTTAACATTAATGGTAAACAATCGGTTAAATTAAGTTCAGGATTTGTTCCTGAAAACTATTCTGATTTAATCCAAGATTTATTGTTAAGTGAAACAGTTTTATTAGATGGAAAACCTGCTGAAGTTAAGACACAAGCTACTACATTAAAAACTTCTTTAATGGATAAGAATATTAATTACGAAATAGAATTTGATTACGCATTTAACTTAATTAACAACGTTATTTAATGGTAACAGTAGGAATATATATTTACATAGATGATGTA